CCACCAATAGCGAGTTCATCGCGATGATCGCTGACAAAATGCGGCTGGATAAACGGCAGAGGGCAGTGTGATGGATGTACGCGCCAACGTGATATTTTGTGCGCACGTCTGGCAATTCTGGGGGGCTGAAAAATGTTTATCGCTATGGAATTATAGAATTATGAATTCCGTAGCGATAAATTGATTGTTGATAGGGCGATAAATCTCCGGAATTTATTGGGTGTGGAGCCGAATGGATTCCGGAGGTTTTTTGTGGTGGAAAAAGATGTAGAAATGTTTCTGGAGGCGTGCGAGTTAAAGGGACTGAGCATGAAGACGATTGGCAGTTATGAGCAGACGTTGAGGTTGTTCATGCAACATTTGTACAAAATTGGAATTGAGCGCACGGAAAATGTTACGCATCTGACGATTCAGGGATACATTCAGGAGATTCGGAGGCGGGGAAAGTATACCGCTGTGACGAATCAGGATGCCAGAAATTATCCGGAAAACCGTCCGGACTACGGAAAACAAGTCTCAGATGTGACGATCAACAACTACCTGCGGAATCTCAGAGTGTTTTTTAACTGGTGCGTCGATGAGGATATTCTTCGGAAATCGCCGATCAAGCGTGGAGACTTTACGAAGACAGATCACAAGCCGTTGGAATTTATCTCAGATGACGACTTCAAACGGCTGTTGAGAGCGCTGGATATTTCCAAATTTAGTGAGTACAGGGACTTTGTGATTGTTCAGCTGCTTCTGGACACCGGTATGAGAATCAGCGAATGTCTGATGATCAAAGTCAATGACCTGAATTTGGTAAAACGGTTCATCTGGCTACCTGCGAAAAACACGAAAGGAAAACGAGGCAGGTCGGTATTCTTTTCGGAGAAGATGGCAGGGCAGATTCGGAAGTGGATCAAGTACAAAGACCGCTACCGTGACAGCGACTTTTTATTTTGTACAAACAATGGGAAGCCACTACAGGCAAATAATTTTGAAGCCAACGTCCGAAAGTACGCTAAGAGAGTTGGTTTGAAGAACGTTCACCCGCATGTGTTCCGGAACAACTTTGCAAAACGGTTCCTGATGAATGGCGGAGATATTTACACCCTGAGCCGGATTCTGGGGCACAGCAGCGTGACCGTGACAGAACAGGCTTATCTTGACCTGACACAGGAGGATCTGGCAGAGCTGTACCGCAGGCACAGTCCTCTGAAAAACATGAGATAACGCTGAAAAGCTCGGATTTTCCGGGCTTTTTCTTTTATGAATTCTATTCTAGATTAAACGATAGATTTCAAAATGGGCAACGCTTCACCCAGAATAAAATAAAACAGGACGCAGACGACAGTTTTTTCCAGTAGTATTCCTTTGAACTCAGCGTGGTCTGAGAAATAGTGCAAAGGAGTCTACTTTATGAAAAACTGTAACGAAATCATGCGGGGCGAACGGGCGGAGCTATCGAAAAAGAATCCTTATTATATTTCAAAGCATCGGTATTACGAACTGAAACATTTTTGCCGACAATACGACGAATGGAAGCGCGCATTGGTACGCATCGACGGATGGAAAGCGTTTCCGGAAAGCACGGGAGCAATCGTCAATGCAACACCATCGAACCCGACAGAGCAAATGGCGATGGCACGAGCATTCTATTCGAGTAGGGTCGATCTGCTGGAGCACTGCCTGGGCGAATTGGAACCAGCAATCGCACCTTATATTCTGCGCGGCGTGACAGAAGGACATTCCTATGAAGCCCTCCGGATCAAGGGGTGCCCATGCTGCAAGGATACTTACTACAACAACTATCGCAAGTTCTTCTGGATCCTCAGCCGGGAGCGGGCATGACGCGAAAAATTCAGGCTCCTTTATGGACGAAAGTTCACGAAAATTTGATTATGTAAAGGAGATTTTACTATGTTTAAGGCAAAAAAGACTATTATGTACATTGACGTGAAGGGCGTTGACGATATGACTGATCGTCGCGATCTTATGAGAGAAGTCATCCGCAGAAACTGCGATGTTGACAGTCGAATCATTGATTCACTTGTAGACAAGCTGGGAAGCTGTGGTGATAAGGATCATAAGAAATGCGAGTATCAGCTCAGGCTCGAAAACTATGACCTGGGCGGCATTGCACGAGACTTTGAGCTGCTGAAGAAAGCAGGAATCATCGAGCATGTAACCAAACCGACGAACTACATCGTTTTATAAAGGCGAGAGCCGTGGAGAAATCTGCGGCTCTTTCTTTTTATCTGGACGCGAAAAATTCAGCTGCCTTTATGAAAGGTGGTATGTTGATATGTTTAACTTGATTATCTGGATCTTGATCGTTGTGATTCTGGTCAGACTGGCAAAGCTGATCGGAGCAAAGACAAACGAGGTGAAAAGCAGAACAAAGAAGAAACACTGATCAAAATGGAGCTTGTGAGAAATCACAGGCTCTTATTTTTTACGCAGACGCGAAAAATACATGCTGCATTATGGAAGGAATGGAATAGTAAATGGCGAGCCTACGGGTGGAGACGGAAGTTTAGAAATCGCCGCCGTTAATGCTAACGGAGGATGTAACTAGCATGTGGCTATGAGTAAATCATGGCGTTTCCTTTTTTGCACAGGCGCGAAAAATGCAACCTCTATTATGGAAGAAAACAACATTTCAAAATGGAGGATTTATTATGTTTGAAATTATGATGAATTGCATCGAAATGGCAAAGGAAGAAGTTGTATGGATTCTGGTGTTTATGCAGACCGGAATGGGTCACAACTATGTTTTCGAGAATACAAGCGAAATGGCTGCGTTTGGCAGAGCATGGCTTGATACTCAGAGCATGGTGGACGCATTCTGCAATGCTGCACCGGCATTCATCGGCTGCATGATCCTGTTTGCTATGACCGCAATGGCAACAATCAAGTTGACCAGGAAATACGTTTTCAAGGAGGATTGAGCGCAAGCTCTTTCCTTTTTGTCTTTATTACGCACAGACGCGAAAATTTCACCTTCTATTATGGAAAGAAATAAACAATTTTAGGAGGTATTTACTATGCTGGAGAATATTGTGAAGGGCTTTGAGGAAATGATGAACTCTATTATGGCCGCATTTAACGAGTCGTATAACGACAAGTATGCGGGCTGGAATGAGGGCGAAGAACTCCTCATGCTGAACGATGTTCGGTGTGGTATCCGCTGATGGATTCTGACCGGAAAACGGGCGTATGGAAACATGCGCTCTTTTCTTTTTTCTATTTTAGAATAGGCCGTAACGAAGCAACGCGAAATTTTCCCTGTGCTTTATGGAAGGATGTCTTCCGAAATTTGAAAGGAGATTATTATTTATGAACTATCGAGTAAAGACGAACTTTGACCGGGGCTATGTGAATGCAATGGACAAGGTCCGCGTGTTTATCGAAAGCAACCAGAAAGTGATGTTTGTGAATACAGACGAATACAAGGATGCAAAAAATGCACGCGCGGCTTATGTAAATGCAATTACATTGATCCGGGCAGGAGGAATTGTGAGAGCAACTCGAAGCAGAAATGACCTGTTTCTGATTCGCAACGACATCTAAGGCGTAAAGAGCTTACGAGAAATCGTAGGCTCTTTTATTTTTTCATCACGCAGAAGACCGTTTTATCCACTACATTATTAAAAGGAGATTTTCAAAATGCTGTACATCTACTATGCTGTGTTATTCGTTGCCATCGTTCTGGGGCTGCTCTTCGGGATGGCGCTCTACCGCTGGTTCCATTACCGTGATATTTACGAAGTGGGGGAGCTGCTGATCGGCGAGGAAGATTCCCCCGACTGGCCCTATCTGAGCCTGAGCCTGGATGAGGAGGTGAAGAATTTTGAAGGCGACAAGTACATCATGCTGCGGGTGCACAAATTGGACCTGACGCGAGAAAAACATGGTGCTTAATGGAGGAAACTCTAATTACTTTGTAAAGGAGAAAATCAAAATGGAAAACTACGAAAACAAAGAATTGCTGAAGGAAGCGGCAAAGCAATCGCTGGAGAGTCTCAAGGACTTGAAACCGGGTACGGACGAGTACACGAACACGGCGAAGATGGCATTGCAGCTGTACGACATGCAGCTCAAGAGCGACGAGCAGGAGAGCAACCAGAACCTGAAAGAGGATGAGGAACGGCGGAAGGGCCAGGAGGTCATCAACGATCAGGAGAAGGCTGCGAAGGCACGGCGCATTGAGTGGGCGAAGTTTGGCATCAGCTGCCTGACGTTTCTGGGAACGATTGGTACGACGGTATACTGGTCGATCTGCGAGGCTGGCGGTGTAGCGCCGCTTTCCAGAGCAATGAACGATGGTCTCCATGAGATCAAAAGAGGCTTTACGGACAGAAAGTAAAGGAGGAACCGAGAGGGTTCGTGGCGAAAGCTGCGGGCTCTCTTTATTTTTTATGAGATATCACGACATACCGCCAAAAGAGTGGACGAGCTACTACGGAAGCGTTTACCGATGCAATCACCCGGTGTATCGTGTCTGCACGCTCTACCGGGAACAGGGGAAAGGCCTGTGCGTGATCCAACAGCGTTACAACGAGAAAACCAAGGCTACTTACTGGAACGCCATCGACCCCTGGCTGACCGACAAGATCTATCTGCATGAAGGGTTCCGGCAGTATTTTGACAGCCACGCAAAGAAGAAAAACGCAAAGGGCGAGTACCCGACTGTGACCGTACGGCAGATCATGTGGGCACTGCGTATGAAACCCCTCAAGAAAGAACGCTGGGAGACCGTGTTTGACAGGAGTTTGATCTGAGCACGTGTAATGAATCGTAGGCTCTTTTCTTTTGCCCAAACGCGAAAAAAACAGGCTCCTTTATGGAAACGAGAATTTCTGTGTTTACATGAAAGGAGAAACTATTATGCTGAGACACAAAATGACGATCGTTGTAAAGGCTATTGTTGGCGGAAGCAACAGTGGTAGCATTCTGAAGGAGGTAATCCATCGGAACAGCAAAATGAATCGGGAGGAAATTGACCGAAAGATGCATTGGCTTGGTTCCTATGGAGGACCTGACGGAATGAGATCAAACTGGGAAGCTGAAGTTGACATGGTAGACTTTGCAGGTATGGTACGTGATTTTGAGCTGTTGAAACTGGTAGGCGCAATTGGAAGCGTAAAAGTAAAACAGAGAGATAGAGATATCGTTTGATAAGGCAAAGAGCTTACGAGAAATCGTAGGCTCTTTTCTTTTGCCCAAACGCGAAAAATTCTCCGTGCTTTATGGGATGAAGGCCCAAGAAAAGGAGAATGTAATATGAACGAATCTATTTTTAAGAAAATTTGGAATTATTCGATTACGGTTGGGCAGATGATCATGACAGCAATTGCAATGGCGATTGTAACCGTTATTGTATGGCTGTTGTGTCGGGCATTCCGGCCGTCGAAAGACTGATATTTGACGATAGACCGGTTAAACACAACTTGAGTTGGGCCGTCCCGGAGAAGAGCTGATGCGAAAGCATGGGCTCTTTCTTTTCGGCGCGAAAAATACAGCTTCCTTTATGGAGGTAAGAGGGCTTACATTGAAAGGAGAAATTACTATGATGAAAGCTATTAAGAACTTTATGAACAAACCTATTACTTATGGGGCTTATTTCAAATACTGCACCGTATGTGCAAGCATTAGCTTGGCATTGTGCGGATGGGCGTATTATCAGATGAGCAAACTGAACAATTGGGTTGATACAAAAGACGAAGAGAGCAATCTGGAAGAGGACGAAATCTGAAAGATCACGCCCTCTTATCTTTTTATCAAGCCGCGAAAAATTCATGTTCCCTTATGGAAGAGATAGCTCAAATGGGAGAGCGCCACTTTCGGGTGGAGGTGTGGACTCGATCTCCACTCTCTTTTTTCATTTTTATTTTTGGAGGTTGAACGATTATGGAGGACATTATGCTGATCCGGTCAAGTTTTCTGCGCCGCATCATCTCGCAGGTCATCAATAAGATGCTGAAAAAGCAGTTGCCCGGCACAGAGATGCAGTTGGGCGAGGTTCAGGCGAACTGGAGCGAAAAAGAGCAGAAGTTGAAGATCCATCTGGTGGTGGATGCAGAGATGACCAAGGCACAGCTGATGGATATTCTCAAGAAGGCTGATGTGATTTGACGCGAAATTTTCAGTGCGCTTTATGAGATGGTTAGTCTCAGAATTATATTTTGGAGGTACGAAATTATGAAGACATTGGTGAAAGTTGCTTTGGGCGCAGTGGCGTTTTTTGGCATTAACGAATTGTTCTGCGTTGACTTCGTTGCCATCATGTGGAGACGACTTATGATGTGCAATGAAGATTTGGCGGCAGATGCACTCGATAACGCTATGAAGGACCGGAGTCCGAATTGGGAACGGAAGCTGTATGAATTCCTGAGAACGAATCAGGCTGAAAGGTATTTGAAGCGCTAACCAAATCGAGAGCTTACGAGAAATCGTAGGCTCTTTATTTTTCAAAATGGAGGTTGAACATCATGAAAACATTGGACGACATCATCCGGAGCTGCACAGACCCGGCAACGAAAAACGAACTTCAGGCGCTCAAAGAAAATCTTGAGCAGATCTATTCCAAGGTGGAAAACGCGGAGGACTACATGAGCATGTGTGCGGACGCAGATATTTATGAAAACTATCTGAGCGCATCCAATCGGCTTTACGAGCTTCTCTATGGCTAAATCGTTTTGTGATGGGAGGTTAAACCATGAAACTGACGAAAACATGCGCGAGATTCTTGCGCAAGCACGGCGGGACTATTCTGGCGGTGGCGGCATCTGTTGGCGTGGTAGCAACGGCCATCGAAACCGGGCGGGCAACCACGAAGGCAAAGCATCTGCTCGAAGTGGATGAAGCGCTGCGAAAACACAACGAAGATGAGCAGGGCGTTGTGGAGGAGCCACCGACAAAGAAACAAATTGTTCTGATGTGCTGGAAAGCATACGTTCCGGCTGCGATTCTTGGCGGCGGTACCATTGCCTGCATCCTGGGCTCCAACGCGCTGAACAAAAAGCAGATCGCGAGTCTGACCGCGGCGTACATGGCACTGGGAAAGACCTATCAGGAGTACCGCAGGCAGGTGGCAGAGCAGATCGGCGTGGAAGAAGAAAAAGATATTTACAAGGACACGCAGGATGTTCTGGAGAATCCCGCCCCGGCAGGCACAGACGAAGAAAAATTGCTCTGCTACGAGCCTATCTCAAAAAGATATTTCCATGCAACGGAAACGGAGCTGATGGATGCCTTCTACAACGTGAACCGGAACTTTGCGTTGAATGGAGAAGTCTCGCTGAATGACTTCTACTCCTTCCTGCCCGGACTGGACTTTATACCGGAAGGAGATATGCTGGGCTGGTGCGCGGAGTATCTGAGCAACGAGTGGGAATATTACTGGATCGACTTCAACTATGCCCGGCAGACAACGGATGATGGACTGGAAGTGTACTATGTGACAGCATTCCAGGAGCCAATCAAAGAGTATCTGGATTACGACCCGACCAGACGGGAACCATTTTGAATTTTGAAAAGGAGACTGATATTTTATGAAGAAGATCAATTGGTGGAAAGTTGCATCCGTGGCCATGATGGCTGCAAGCGCGATCCTGAGCTTTGGCCACGACCTGATCGAGGAGCAGCGCAGCGAAGAGGAAATGCAGGACATGGTGCGGGAGGAAGTTCAGCGCCAGCTTGCGGAAAAGAACCTGTAAACGCGAAAATTTCAGTCTCCATTATGGAAGAGATATCCAAACTGACAAACAAAGGAGATTGATATTTATGTACGATCACGACTATTATGCAAAGATGGACAAGGCAATGGTACGCGTACTGAAGGCAGTTGCACGTTCAGTAGGATACGGCTTTACGGGGCTGTATCACTATCTGAAGAAGCAGCCGACCAGACTGTACGAGTATATCCGTTACCAGATCCAACTGGAGTGCGATGATCAGCGTGAAACAGAAATTCGCTTCGAGAATTTGAAGCAGCACGGACATATCTGAAAGGCGAGAGCTTACGAGAAATCGTAGGCTCTTTCTTTTTATAAATTTTTGGAGGTACAAAGATGAACCTGAAAACATTTGCAAAGGCAGTGCGCAGGAGCGCAGGCAAAAACGCATCTAAGATCCTGGGAGGTCTGGCGATCACGGGAAGCATCACGGCGGTCTATTTTGCTGTGACCGCGACCCCCAAGGCCATGATCCTGCTGGACGAGAAAAAGCAGGAGCTGGGCGTGGAAAAGCTGGACGTGAAGACCATTGTCAAGACGGCGGGCCCGGTGTACGTGCCGACTGCGCTGAGCATGGTGCTGTCTGCGGGCTGTGTCATTGGTGCAGTTCATGTGGATGAGCGGCGGAATGCTGCACTGGCTGCGGCGTGCACCCTTTCTGAGAGCGCGCTCAAGACCTATCAGGACAAGGTGCTGGAGACCATCGGCCCCGAGAAGGAACAGGAGATCCGTGAAACCATTGCACTGGAAAAGATGGCCAAGTGCCCCGAACCGGCAACCATCCAGCCTGCCAAGGGCCTTGCCACGACCGATGTTTCCTACGACCAGCGGGTGAAGTGCTGGGAAAGCCTGACCAACACCTACTTCTGGACGACCAAGGCCATGATCGAAAAGGCCGTCAATGGGGTCAACAAACAGTTGCTCAGTGACTTCCGGGTGAGCGAGAATGATCTGTTCGACTATCTGGGCATCGACCACTGCGTCAACGGTGACCTGCTGGGCTGGGACACGGATTCGGGGCTTAACGTTGATATTTTCTATGCGTCCCGGTTGGACGAGGACGGGATGCCCTGTCTGACGCTGGAGTATCACACGCCTCCGAAGTGGCTGGGCGGCTATTGATATTTGACCAGGCGCGAAAAATTCAGCTTCCTTTATGGAGGTAATACTCCGACATTATAAACTTATATTTAAGAAAGAGGTAACAAAAATGGACGAAATGACGAACATGAACGAAACTACTATGGAGAACGAGACTTCTGTTGAGGTAGTTCCGGAGGAGAATGTTCAGATGATCGATAACGAGGAAACTTCGAGCAACGGCTCGGGCATTGGTCTCGCTGTTGGTGCTGTGGGTCTGGTTGCAGCCGTGGGATACGGACTGTACCGGAAGCACAAGGCCAAGAAGCAGAACAAGGACGAGGAGAAGCCGAAGACCAAGAAGAAGATCGTCTGGCAGAAGCCCTGGAAGATCGAGAATGTCGATTCTGCACAGGTGGACGTTCCTGACGAGGACGTTGAGGAAACTTCTGAAGAGAAGTAATGTTAGGTAAGGCGAGAGCCGTGGAGAAATCTGCGGCTCTTACTTTTTTGTTTTTGAAAGGATGACACCATGGCACAAGTAAACATGCCGAAGAGCAGCATCGGACAGCAGCCTGTCGCAGAGCCTCAGAAGAAGTTCCAGAAGGTCGTCAAGGGAAAAGTGACCCTCAAGGAGCAGAACGATATCCAGAAAATCGCCAACGAGTTCCTGGCCGAGGACCTCAAGACCGTGAAGAACCGCATCGTGGTGGACTATCTGCTGCCCATGCTGAAGAACGGTCTGTGGAGCATTTTCAACTCAGCCGTCAGCATTGCACTGTTCGGCGAGGACCGTTCCCGCGGCTCTTCGAGCAACTACTCCGGCTCCCGCACCCAGCGGAACAGCTACGACACCTACTATCAGGGCGGCTCCGGCAACCGGCAGGGAAATCCGAACCGGGCTGTAGGACGCAGCTTGCAGAACTTGGACTTTGAGTTCCGCGGAGATGCAGACGACACGCTTTCCCAGATGTATGATGCGATTCGCCAGTACGGTCAGGTTTCTGTGGGTGACCTGTGGGATCTGATGGGCGTTTCCAACGAGAGCACCGATTACAATTACGGCTGGGACAACCTTGACGGGGCGTTCATCAAGGGCATCCCGGGCGGATATCGCCTGATGCTGCCTCGCCCTGTACCGCTGCGCTGAACAATAAGAAAGGATTGATATTTATGAAGTTCCTGAAAAAGATCGACAAAACCGAAATCGTGGAAAAGATGACCCGTGCTGCATCTAAGTGTGGCTACAAACTGAAGAAGGCAAGCCCCACCATTATGATCGTTGGCGCTGCCATTGGTGGTGTGACTGCTACCGTGCTGGCCTGCAAGGCGACCATCAAGGCACAGGATATTATGACCGAGCACTATGCTCAGGTTGAGAGCATCCACACGGCCAAGAAGCAGATCGAGGATGGCACGGTCCAGCTGAGCGAGGGCGAGACCTACACCGAGAAGGATTACAAGAGCGATATTACGACCACCTATGTCCAGACCGGCCTGAAGCTGGCAAAGGTGTATGCGCCTGCGGTCACCCTGGGTGCGGTATCTCTGGGCTGCATGTTCGGTTCCCACCACATTATGTCCAAGCGCAATGCGAGCCTGACTGCGGCTTATATTGCGCTGGACAAGGCCTTTGAGGAATACAAGAGCCGTGTATCCGACCGATTCGGCAGCCGTGTACAGGAGGAGCTGGAGCACAACATCAAGGCTGTGGAGCTCGAGAGCAAGAGCACCAACGAGCAGGGCGTGGAGGAGACCATCAAGGAGTACAAGGACATCGCCATGCAGCACACCAGCCCCTATACCTGCATCTTTGACGAGACTGTCGACACCTGGCAGCCCGACAACATGCTGAACCGCAACTACCTGTTCCTGATGGAGCAGGCGGCAAACAAGCGTCTGCGCACCCAGGGGCACCTGTTCCTGAATGACGTTCTGGCATCTCTGGGCACCCACGGTGGTGTGACCCTGAAGACCCCGGAAGGCCAGATCGTGGGCTGGATCTATGACCCGAACGATCCGACCCGACAGAACCACGTGGATTTTGGTGTGACCAACTATGTCAAGGGCGACGAGGCGCTGAACAGCTTTATCAACGGCGGGGAGCGCTCGGTGATGCTGCGGTTCAACTGTGACGGGCCCATCATCGACAAGATCTGAGACTGATATTTTGGAGGAATACGCTATGACCAGATTCGTTAAGAGACTGTCTTACCTGTTTGCTGCCATGGCCGGAGTCTGCTTCGTCTCTGGTCTGGCGGTTCTTTCTGAGTGAGGTGGAACGATGGAAACTTTGGAAAGCACTTTCCTGTTTCTGGACTATCTGACCGATACCAAACGCAAGCGCCACATGGTGGGAGGCATTCTGATGAGTGTCTCCCTTTTCTTTGGCGGACTGGCGTTTACCATGATGACGATCAAAGGAGACATCGACAATGAACAAGACCGTGCGTGATATTCTGCTCTTTGCAGCAGGCTTTGGGGCAGGTGCCCTTGTGATGCACACCGTTTTCGAGAAGAAATACGAGACCTATTACGGCAAAAAGTACGAGGCCGAGCGTGAGAATCTGCGGCAGAAGGAAGCCGATATGGACAAGGCCATCGAAGAAAGGGCGACCCAGAAGAGCTTTGAACAGCTGGCCGGGAAGTACCGTACCGAATCTGACCCGGAAGATGTAGTGGCACATGAAGCCATCGAAGTCATTGAGCCGGATCAGTTTGGTGAGCTGGACGACTACGAGACTTCCTTCCTGACTTACTATGCGGACGGAAAGCTGGTGTTCGATACGGAGGATCAGCCCGTGGACGACGATGATATTCCGAAGATCATCGGCAACGAGGCGCTGGACCGCATTGGCGAGTTCGCACCGAGCGCTGTTCATGTCCGCAACCACAACTACCACAAGGATTACGAGATTCTCCGGGTTCGGGAGAACTGGCCCGGCAACCACGACGATGAGGAGGATGAATGAACTTTATGAGGGAGACGGAGCAGTATTATGACTGGCTCTACAAGATCGTCTGCGGCGAATGGGAACCCCGGAACCTCAGCTTTCACCGCTTACTGATGTATCTTTTTAACCGGGATTATATTCCGGCGTGCGAAATGGATGTCTGCCGGGCAACGGACGGCATCAACCTGCGGTACCGCTTTGCATCGGAGAATAATATTCCGTACGGGAAGATCGATGCGGTATTTCAGGGCGTACCCTGCTCTATGCTGGAGATGATGGTTGCGCTGGCGATTCGCATCGAGGAGCACATCATGGAAGACCGCAGCATGGGCAACCGTGTAGGGCAGTGGTTCTGGAGCATGGTCGTCAGCCTGGGTCTGGCCGCCATGGACGACACCCGTTTCAGTGAAGAGCGCGCGGAACCGATCCTGGCCCGGTTTATGGATCGGGACTACGAGCCGAATGGGGCTGGCGGTCTCTTTACGATTACCCGTACGTCCATCGACATGCGTACCATTGATATTTGGTACCAGTTGATGAGCTGGTTGAATGAGAATGAGTTTTGATGACATATGTATCGAAAATCTGCATCCCTATGGAAGGATTCGTTGAGAAGATACTCGACGATTCCCATGTGATGCTGCGAATTACGGCGTGTCGAGACGAGAATAACATTGGTCGGCTGATCCTGGCTGACCCGAATTACTGGAGGAAAATTGACAATGGAACTGACTGATATTTTGATCGACCTGAGCAACAGTAAGGCTGCACTGGAGGTGGCCAATCACACCATCCGCCGCATGAAGGGCAAGTGCATCCGGAAGAACATTCTCGTCGCTGGCCTGTTGTGGTTTGGCTTTGTTTCCTGCAAGATGGTGAACGAAGCAGAAAAGCAGCGCAAGGAAGCCGATGAGCGTGCCCGCGAGGCAGAGGCAGCGCTGGCCCAGATGACCCTCCAGAAAGAGAAAGACGTATAAAAACCTCGGAGAAAGGAGGAAGTCAGTTACAAATGATTGATTTCCTGATGATTGCAACGCGGACGGGAAAACGCGGGACAATCGAAATTTATCCCAAATTCATCATCAAGAAGTCGAAAGACCTGATGATCCGGGGTTCTGATTTTTACGCGGTCTGGATGGAAGAGCGGGGGCTTTGGAGCACGGACGAACAGGATGCGCTCCAGATGATCGACCGCGCTCTGGATATTTACGCGGAGGAACACAAGCAGGTCTTCAATGACAGCTACCGTGTTCTGCACATGTGGGACGCGGAGAGCGGGATGATCGACAACTGGCACAAATACTGTCAGCGTCAGATGCGGGACAACTACCACACTCTTGACGATACATTGATATTTGCGAACACCCCGGTCAAGAAGGAAAGCTATGCGTCGAAGCGGTTGCCGTATCTTCTGGAGGAGGGGAACATCAGCGCCTACGATGAGCTGATGACCACCTTATATTCTCCCGAGGAGCGAAAGAAGATCGAATGGGCGGTTGGCGCGATCGTGAACGGCGATTCCCGCAAGATCCAGAAGTTCCTCGTGCTCTATGGTCCACCCGGCAGCGGTAAATCGACCGTACTGAACATCGTCCAGAAACTTTTCGACGGGTACTGGTCGGTGTTCGACTCCAAGGTGCTGGGGTCATCGTCCAATGCGTTTGCGCTGGAGGCGTTCAAATCGAACCCGCTGATCGCGATCCAGCACGACGGTGACCTTTCCCGCATCGAGGACAATACCCGGCTGAACTCGCTGGTATCCCACGAGACCATGCTGGTGAACGAGAAGTTCCGCAGCCAGTATTCCAGTCAGTTCAAGTGTTTCATGTTTCTGGGCACCAACAAGCCCGTTAAGATCACGGATGCAAAATCGGGCCTGATCCGACGACTGATCGATGTGGAACCTGCCGGCGAAAAGATCCCTGCAAAAAAGTACCGTGACCTTGTAGCGAAGGTGGACTTTGAGCTGGGTGGCATCGCATGGCACTGCAAGGAGGTATACGAGCAGAACAAGCATCTCTACGATGATTATATTCCGACCCGTATGCTGGGTGCATCGAACGACTTTTACAACTTCATGCTGGATTCCTTTTATATTTTCAAGAAGGAGGACGGTGTATCCCTGAAGCGGGCCTGGGCGATGTACAACACCTACAATGACGAGGCAAAGGTAACGTACCCATACTCGCGCCGTGCATTCCGGGAAGAGCTGATGAACTACTTCGAGGAGTACAAGGAACGCGCGGAGACCGTGAATGGCGAGCGGGTGCGGAGCTACTACAGCGGCTTCAAAGCGGAGAAATTCAAAGAGTTCCTTGACGAACCTGCGAAGGCAGAAGAACCCACTGCCGAGCCGGAAACGTCATGGATCGAGTTCAAGGAGCAGCATTCTCTCTTCAATGATATTTGCAAGGACTGCCCTGCACAGTATGCGACAGACGATGGCATTCCGATGCGAAAATGGGAGAATGTCGAGTCAAAATTGGCCGAACTGGATGCTTCGAGACTGCACTACGTGAAAGTTCCGGAGAATCACATTGTCATCGACTTTGATATTCCCGGGCCGGATGGAAAAAAGAGCTTCGAGCGCAACCTGGAAGCTGCCTCCAAATGGCCCCAGACCTATGCGGAGCTGAGCAAATCTGGTGCGGGCATCCACCTGCATTATATTTACACCGGCGATGCAACGAAGCTGAGCAGGATCTACGACGAGAACATCGAGGTCAAGGTGTTCACGGGGAAGTCCTCTCTGCGGAGAAAACTGTCGAAATGCAATGATATTCCGGTTGCGACCATCAGCAGCGGCCTGCCACTGAAGGGAGAAACGAAAATGGTTGATACAAAGCAGATCCAGGATGAGCGGCACCTGCGTATCCTCATCAAGAAAGCCCTTGCCAAGGAGATCAGCCCCTATACGAAGCCCAGCATTGACTTTATTGCACACATCATGGACGAAGCCTATGAGGGCAATGTCGTTTACAACGTAGACGACATGCGGAATGCGATCCTGGGCTTTGCCGCCAGCAGCACGAACCAGGCGGACACCTGCCTGAAGATCGTGGCGAAGATGCACTTCAAATCGAAGGATGATATTCAGCGGGAGGCCCCTGTGGGGGAGGAAACGCCATTGATATTTTTCGACGTGGAGGTGTTCCCGAATCTGCTGCTCGTGAACTGGAAGTTTGCCAAGCAGGAGCCTGTGCACCGCATGGTGAATCCTACGCCGGAGGAGATCGAGACCCTGACAAAGTATCGGCTGGTCGGCTTCAACAACCGCAAGTACGACAACCATATCCTCTGGGCCCGCATGATCGGGATGTCAGTTGAGCAGATCTATGCGCTGTCCAACCGGATCATCAACGAACACACGGGCTTCTTTGGTGAGGCGTACAACCTGTCCTACACTGATATTTACGACTTCTCGTCGAAAAAACAGAGCCTTAAGAAGTTTGAAATCGAGTTAGGGATCCACCATCAGGAGCTGGGGCTTCCGTGAGATCAGCCGGTGCCGAAGAGCTTGTGGGACAAGGTGGCCGAGTATTGCGACAACGATGTGATCGCGACCGAGACCCTGTTCTACTCGAAAAAGCGTCAGGCAGACTTTGTGGCGCGAGAGATTCTGGCAGACCTTGCCGGGATGACGGTGAACGACACGACAAACTCGCTGACAACACGCATTATTTTCGGCAAGGAAAAGCACCCCCGGCTGGTCTACACCGACCTTGCCACGGGGAAATCCGATGCGATCGTGGAAGTCGAGCCTGATATTTTGACCGACTGCAACATCATCAATGCCTTTCCCGGTTACGAGTGGGCCAAGGGCGAGGACGGCAAGTACCACAACATGTTCCGGGGTACAGACCTGGGCATGGGTGGTTATGTCTACGCTGAGCCCGGGATGTACACGAACGTAGCCCTGCTGGACGTTGCGTCGCTGCATCCGCATTCGGCTGTTGCCATGAACTACTTTGGCGAGTACACCAAACATTTCAACGACCTGATGGATGTACGAATCTACGTCAAGCACGGCGAGTACGAGAAGGCAAAGGGGCTCTTTGGCGGCAAACTGGCAAAGTACCTCGATGATCCGCAGCAGGCAAAGGCTCTGGCGCAGGCGTTGAAGATCGCCATCAATTCGGTTTACGGGTTGACCAGTGCAAGCTTCGATAACCCGTTCCGCAACCCCAAGAACGCCAACAACATTGTGGCGCTTCGAGGGGCTTTATTTATGCGCACTTTGCAGGATGAAGTGCAGCAGCGCGGCTTTAAGGTCGCGCACATCAAGACGGATTCAATCAAGATCCCCGATGCGACCCCGGAAATCATTGCGTACTGCATGGATTTTGCGAAGAAGTACGGCTACACGTTCGAGCATGAGGCGACCTACGAGCGGATGTGTCTGGTAAACAATGCCGTTTATATTGCGAAATACATGACTGCGGACCGCTGTGAGGCGCTTTACGGTTATATCCCGGGCGACTGCAAGGACGAAGGCGGCGAATGGACGGCGACGGGAACCCAGTTCCAGGTGCCGTATGTGTTCAAGACCCTGTTCTCCAAGGAGAAGATCGAGTTCACTGACCTCTGCGAGACAAAGA